CGCGTCACCGCAGCCGGCCGCAGGGCGCAGATGGAGCAAGAGCGGGCGCTTCGCGGTGCTCAGGCCACCACGGCGGCCGCGAAGCGCCAGTTGGCGATGCAGGACGCTCAGAACGCGGCCATTGCGAACGGGGCGACAAATCAGGAAGCGCTCAACGTGGCGCGGATGGCCGGCGCCACCTTCGACGCTCAGGAAGGCCAGCGGGCCGCCAAGCGCGACGATGCGGCCGGCCGGCGTGCCGCTGCGGCCGCTCGCCGGGAAGCCGCGGCCGCGCAAGCTCGTGCTCGCGCCATTGAACAAGCCGAAGAGCAACTGGCCCGCGCTCTTGAGCAAATCGACAAGTCCGTTGCGGACAAGCAGACGGACTCGCTGGCAAAGCGCCTGGCGGGGATCGACTCTCAGTATGCCAAGGTGTTCCGCGATATTCAGGAATACTCGGATTTGACGGGCGGCCGCGGCATGATCGGGGATCGCACGATTCAGCAAGCCCGCGAGCACGCCGAAGCTCAGCTTGTCCAGTTGAAGAATTACGAGCGCCTGAAGTGGGAAGAAGATCAGCTTCAGAACCTTCTCGAAGAGCGCTCGAATAAGCTGGACGCCATTGACGATCGCGTGGCCCGCGGGATCATCACGCCGGAAGCCGGCTTGGCCGAAGCGGAGATCGTCATTGCCGATATCGCCGCCCGCGTGACCGGGATGGCGACGGACGCACTTGCGTTCGCTCGCACCATGGCCGGCGCCAATCCTTCGCCTGAAATGCTCGCCTTCATCTCGAAGATGGAGACGGCGATTCAGAACAACAGCGGCGGCCAGAATGAGCGGATGGTGACGGATCGCCGGAAGGCCGGCGTCAACACCGCGGAGACTCAGCTTAACGAAATCATCCAAGCGCGCAATTCGCTCGTGGAGCACGAAAACTATCTCGTGGGCCTTGGCCTTCAGACGCGGGAGCAAGCTCAGGCGAATATCAGCACGCACTACGCCCGCACTCGCGAGCTTATCCAAGGCCAGATTGCCGACATTCTGCGGATGGCCGCGGCGTTCCGTGACAGCGCCGATCCGGCCATGCGGCTCTTCTACGACAACCTTGCCGCTCGCATGGAAGCTGCGAACCTTCAGACGCAACCGCTCAACGCGAATTTTGCGAAGCTGAAGGACGGGATGAATCAGCTTCTCACTACCAACATCATCGGCTTCATCGAAGCCATCGCTCAGAGCTTTGCCGATCTCGCGACGGGCCAAGGTGACGTGTTGGATATGTTTGCGAGCATCGGCCGCGCCTTCTTGGATATGATCGCGAAGACGCTTCAGGGCATCGCCATGCTGATCCTGCAAGTCATCATTCTCGACGCCGTTGACAAGATGACGGGCGGATTGGTTAAGCCGCTCCTGAAGCTCTACGGCGGGGCCGGCGTGTTCCACGAAGGCGGCGTTGTCGGCTCGGCTGGCGGCCGCTCGCGGGAAGTGTCGCCGCTCGTCTTCGCCAATGCCCCGCGCTACCACACAGGCGGCATCGCCGGCCTTGCGCCGGATGAGACTGCGGCGATCTTGCGGAAGGGCGAAGAAGTGCTGAAGGAAACTGATCCCCGGCATCGCTTCAATGGCGGCATGAACGGCAACGCGCCGGCCGCGCCTGAAGCGATCCGCAACGTGCTCGTGATCGGGGACGATGAGATCGCTGGCGCCATGGCCGGCACTCCGGGCGAGCGTGTGGTTATGTCTCACCTTCGCGCCAACAAGGCCGAGATCAAGCAGATGGTGAATAACTGAGATGGCGCTTCCCACGCTCCCTATCTGGACTTTCCGGCCCAACTGGAAACAAGGCATCACCGAACGGCTTGAGTGGCTGACGGACGTGCTCGACTCGAACAACGGGACAGAGCAACGGCGGGCACTCCGGCTCTCGCCGCGCCGCTCATTCGAGATGCTTTTCAATCCAACGGGGAACGTGCGAAGTTACTTCGGGCTTTTCCTGCATCGGCTGGCGACGGAAGAATTCATGCTTCCGGTTTTCCACGACAAGGCGCGGCTGACGAACGCTAACGGCGTCGGCTCCGTGTCGCTCGGCTTCGACAACACCTATCGCGAATTCGTGACAGGCGGCTACGCGATCCTTCTGAGCGATCCCTTCACCTATGAAGTGGTGGAGATCACCGATCAAAGCGAGATCGGCCTTGTCGTGGAGCCGACGCTTCAGGCGTGGCCGGCTGGCACCGCCGTCTATCCGCTCGTGCAAGCTCGCCTATCCGACGAGTCCGCGGTTGCCGCGCTGACGAGCCGCGTGGGCCAATCGACGCTCCGCTTCCAGCTTAATCAGTCAAACGAATTCGATGAAGGCTTGTGGACGGACACCTATGAGGGCTTGCCGTTGCTCTCGAAGGCACCGAACCGGCGCGAGTCCCTTGATCTCAGCTTCATCCGCAGGGCCGACTTGCAGGACGCCGAGCTTGGCTTGAGCTATCTGGCCGATGAAGCGGATCGCGCCTTCACCGTCCAGATGCACTCGTGGATGATCCGCGGCCGCCAAGAGCACGCCGAATTCCGTGCGATGCTCTACCGGCTTCGCGGCCGCCATCAAGCCGCCTGGCTTCCCACGTTCAATGAGGATATCACGCTCGCCCGCGCTTCGGCCGCGGCCAATTCGTATCTCCACGTCCAGAAGATCGGCTATGCCTATACGGGCGGAACCGTCTCGGGCCGGACGCGAATCCTGATCCGCAACGCCGGGGCCAACATAGTCCGCACGATTTCGGGCACAGGGGCGCCGCTGGCGGCCGCTGAAGAGCGATTGAACCTTTCGGCGCCCATCGGGGCCATTTTGCCCGCGGGGCGCTCAGGGAGCTTCCTTGACGTGTGCCGGCTGGATCAGGACGGCATTGATATCTTCCACGCCACGGACACCGATGGCGTCAGCGAGTGCAAGGCGGCTTTCCGGAGCTTCCTGAATGAGCGGATCGAAGACGAGATCGTGGCCGCGCCCCTGCCATCCGGCCTTATGAACGACTTCGTTTGCGGCGAGTGGGATGATCGCGCTATCGCCTTCGTCATTGACCGCTCCGGCTCCATGGCCGGCACGCGGCTTGCTTCGATGAAGTCGGCCATGACGCAAGTGCTGAATCTGATCGGCGCCTACGTCAACACGAACGTCATGGATATTGCCATCGTCCCCTTCTCAAGCGGCGGGGCCACCATTCGCCGGAGCGCCACGCTCACCGGGATTCAGGACCTTATCAACGCCGTCAACGCGCTCACCGCGAGCGGCGGAACCAACTTCGCCGTTGGCATGAACGGGGCCAAGACGTTCTTCGACAACACGGACCCTAGCCTTGCGAGCCGGTATATCTTCTTCATCACCGATGGCGAGCCTGAAGCCGGCACGAATACCGCTGCGGCCGTCACGCTCAACAGCATGGTCCCGGTTCCCCTTTGCTACGGCATCAACATTGAGCTAGTGAACACCGCTTCGACGGCCGTGATCGACAATACGCCGGCTGACGGTGTGCCCGTTGTGAGCGGGGCGGATGCGAGCGGCCTGATCGACGCCGTTTTGGGAGCCTTCTAATGTCGTTCAAGCTCTTCGAGATCGGATCACAGTCGGGCCGCCCCGTAAGCCTCTATGAATTCCGTTGGGGCAACACGCGCTGGCGCTACACAAGCTCGGATCGCGAGATGACTTTCGGCGTGGACGAAGATGGGATCACACCGAAAGTCTGGACGCCGGTTGCGATCAAGGACGATGGCGTGACGCAAGGATCGTCGCCGTCCGAATTCACGGTATCGCTCCCGGCCAACTTGCCTATCGTCGGCCTCTACCGGAGCACGCCGCCCGCGGAAAGCATTTGGCTGACGGTTTACCGTTACCACTTTGGCGATGCTGAAGCTCAGACGTTTTGGGTAGGCACCGTTGGCAACGTCAAGCGGCTCTCCATCGCCAAGGCGCAAGTCTTCGGCCTTCCGATCTCGGGCACTCTGCGGCGCACCGGCCTACGGCTGTGTTGGGAGAAGCAATGCCCGTATATGCTCTACGATCAGGACTGCAAGGTGAGCAAGGCCGCCTTCGCATACGATACCACGATCACCGCGCTAGTCGGCGGAAAGATGAGCGTGGCCGCGCTCGGGACGTGGCCGGGGGAGCTTTACCTTGGCGGCTTCTTCGAGTGGGAAGTCAACGAAGACGGGACCATGGACCGCCGCGGCATTGAAGGCTATGACGGTGCTCTTGGATTCACGATCTTCGGTTCCGTGGATCGTCTCGAAGTAGGGAGCGCCGTCACAATGTATATCGGATGCGATCTCTCGCCGGAGCGTTGCCAGAACGTCTTCGCCAACTTGCCGAATCACGGCGGCTTCCGGTTCATGCCAGGCAAGTCGCCGTTTGACGGCACTCCGGTTTTCTAGGAGCGCGGACCATGCCACTTCTAGCCATCGCGCTTGTCCTGCTTGTCGTCGCCTTCGTCATCACGGCGATGCTAGTCAAGACGCCGAAGATCAAGCCGGCTTCGCTCGAAGAGTTTGACTTCGCCCAAGTCGAAGAAGGCACGCCGGAAATGGTGCTCTTCGGTGACGGCTGGACGGAAGGGCCGCAAGTCCTTTGGTATGGCCGATATCGGACCATCAAAATCAAGTCTAAGGGCGGCAAGAAGTGAGCACGGAAGTAACTTCCGAGCTTCGCGTTTATATGCGCCACGTCAGGGCGGCGAAGTTTTGCTCGGCCGGCCCGCGGGAATGGTTTCCGCGGATGGGATTTAGTTGGGGCGACTTCCTTGCCAACGGCATAGACGCTCAGCTATTGCGTGACACCGGGGACGCCTTCGCGCTGAAGGTTGTAAGGATCGCAGAGGAAGAGCGCGATGGGCGGGGCTAGCAGCAAGAGCCAAACTATCGGGCACCACTACCTATTCGATATCATATTCGGATTGG